TTCCCAAATAAGTCCTGCAAAGTGAACGTATTTGTGGTAGAATTGGCAATTTTATAGTTGCGATTATTTAGCTCCGTCATGCCGCCAAGGCTGTCAATGTAAACCTCGTCGCCATCGCTAAAACCATGTGATGCACTTGTGATTACGCCAGGATCAGCCTGAGTTGCGCCAGTGATGTTTTTGTCTGTTCCGTTCAACACCTGCAAGTCATTGCGGTAAACGCGCATGGTCTGATCGCCAAACTCAAGAATGTACGTGTCAGATGTTTTGAACTGAAACGGAATAAGACGCGTCTTAACTGAGCTGTCAGACACCTCACCAAGATATTCTGTGCCAGGTCTGCGCGTCACGCCACCATGAGGCATGACAACCATGTTTGTTAATTCAGACAAACCCTCAGTGTATTTCTCAATATTAACGCGGCCCTCTAGGCGTGGACTGATCTCACCTGCCGTAAACGAGCTAAACGCGGGTGCGGAACGTGCCATTTAGAACCTGCTTTCAATAAAGTCGCTTGCCTCTAGGCGCTGGGTTGCACCTTCTGTCGCATCGTTAAAGCGAGCCTCGTTTATTTTCGCCTCATACAGTGATGTCTGGATTTGAACCATAGATGTTGATCCAGTGATTGCGTAGCACACTTCGGCAGCAAGTCGAGAGGCAAGTGCTTCGACAAGGCTTGCATCATACTGCTGTGGGTCAGTCACGCGACCAATATATTTAATCTGCGCTATTGCCTCGTCAGTAAGTAGCTTTCGGCCTTCTATAACAAACACTGGGCCACCAGAATTGTTTGTGATGTTATCCTGGGGATACGATAATGTCCCATTGGAAAATTCCAAAACGCGCAAGCAATAGGGATTAGTCGGCAGTGCATATTGATATGCATAACCAAATGCAGGTGCGTCTGTGTCTTGTGCAAGCTGCGCTCGCTCAATAAGACAATTCCAAGGATGTGCGCGAAACACCGCATCGCGTACAGCTTCATATCTTTGATTAACAATTCGTGCCGCCTTACTGTTTTCGTCCAGCGAGGAAATGTTAGACGCGCCCAAATTGTTTAGCGCATAGTTTGCAATATCAACTGTACTTGGCATTTGCTCTTATCCTCTAAAAGAGGGGGCGGTTTCCCGCCCCGCTCTAATTAGTCAACCACATACTTGACTGTAAGTTCAATAGTGCCAGTGCCAGCAGCACCGCCCATTGTTACAGTGATGGCAACGCCGTCCTCGTTTGTGTCTGTCTCTGAGCCTGAGCCTAGAGCTAGAGTTGCAAGAACGTCCACCTTCTGCGCAGATGTTGACGCTGCTGCTGCTTTGTATGCCGCCGCTGACGCAGATACTGCTGTACCCGCCGCGTTTGTGTGTGCTGCATAGCCTACAGACAATGTTGTTGATGCACCTAGCGCGTCATGCGCCAAAGAGCCTTCCAACAAACGTGCGCCGTCTGGCAGAACAAACATCTCAATAACGTCACCAGACGCTAGAGCAGATGCTTCGTATGTGCCATGAGCTACGCGGATACGTCCACCAAGCTCATTAGCTTTGTTCATCACGGCTGGAGTAGCGCGTGTGTTAGTGCGTTGTGCTGAATATACAGTAGCCATTAGTTAGTCTCCTTATTCAGAACAAGCGATTTCGACTACTTTGCTTTCTTCCATGCGTGTCGCACCGATAGATTGGCAATAGTAGACTTGCGTAGCGTATGACTTGTCAGCACGTTCATCAATGCGAGCTGCTGGCTCTTTGCCAACCGCTAGTTTGATGCCGTCACCAGCAAATGCGATAACCTGACGATCACCTGAACCATCTGTACCTAGACGGTTGCTTACGTGGAACTGGAAGCCAACGAATGTGTTGATTTCACCCATCGCCAACGCTTTTACAGTGTTGTAATCGCTTGATGTTACAGTCGTGTTGTTCAACAAGTCAGAAACTTGCTTAGGTGAAACAACGATGTGACGAGGGATAGATGGATCAACATTGCCGCTGTCCAAGATTTCCTTCGCTGATACCAACTTAGCAATTGTCAAACCAGAAGCCGCAACCGCGATTTTCTGAGCTGATGGCAATGCTGTAGCTGTCGCACCGTCTTTACCTGTCTGCGCAGTACCAAGTGCCGCTGCGATGATCACATCATCCATTGCGCGACCCATAGCTGCTGCGGCAGCACGGCTGTATGTTGATGTCGGATCAACAAGTAGACGCACTTTGTCTTGATCGTCGATCAAGTCTGCGTACTCGTAGTCAGACATAGTAACCATGCGGCGTGAGTGAGGTGTATCAATCAACGGTGTGTCCGCGTGGCGTGATGTACGTAGGACGGCTGCTGCCTCACCTACTTGGTCAAAGAAAGCTTTTTCGCCATTGACGCTTTCTACATCTACCGCTGCTCGCAGCAGAGAACCCATCTGTTGTGACAACATCTGGATGTTTGCAGAAAACTGATTGACAAAAGCTGTAGTAATTTGAGTAGACATTTCGTCATCCCCTTACAGTTTCAGTTTTAGGTTTGCTGCGCTTGGTTGTCCCATATGGGGCCGTGCTACTGCTTAGGGCAGCTACTCCGCTTGACTTACAAGCTTGCTCGTGGGCCTCGCGGTTATCCACTACATATACTCCCTAAGCCGCAATACTTCTGCAACGTAAGTGTCATGCTCTGGGTGCATCCTATCAAAATATGGCCCATCTCGTCTAGTCATCTCTGCAATTTGCCGTGATGCCTCTTCTGGGGTCATAATTAGCTCAGTTGTTTCGCCTGCTAAATTGTCTTCGCCAATCTGTGAGGCAAGGTTAGAAAACATGCGAATGATGTCTGGGTGATCGCCCAACATGCGCCCATCAGACAGTTGGATGTTGTCAAACATCTCTGTGCCGCCCAATAGGTTCTTAGCAGCCATCTGAGCTAGCTCTAGGCGCTGTTCAAACGCTTGACCAAACTCCTGCCGCAATTCTTGTTCCCCTGCGTAGCGAGCCTCTTCTGCGCTCTGAGACATGCCTTCATTCATGCCCTCAATCGCACTGCGCACAAAGTTCATCATCTCATTTGCTTGGCTGGGGCGCAAACCTGCATTCAGTGCATGCTCGCGGAAAGAGTTTAAGTAATTTTCCTCAAGAGGAATTTCACCATCAAACTCATAGCCACTTGCTTCTGTTGGCGCACCTAATTTATTGTAAACCTCTCTCCACTCATCAGGAGTTGCAGATTTACCTGGCAGCGCAATCTTATCTGCGCCGATCATGCGCTGGGCATTGACATAACTCTTTGCCAACGCGCCAGGATCAGTAAACGTGCGCAAACTTGGTTCATTGCGCAAGTCTTCTGGCAAACTGTCTAAAAAACTAACTGGTGCCGCTTCTGCCGCCGCTGGGGCTGCCGCTTCCGCTCCACCTGTATCCATTACCTCTTCGCTCATGAGGTGTCCTTTCCTTCGGTCAACATACGGACAATCAACAGCACTGCTGCTCGTTGACCTTCGTTAAATGCACTTTCGTAAGGATTGTCCGAATAAGTGGTTGTCTCAAACCCAAAGCGGGTTTTAAGATCACTCAATACAATTTCTCCATCGTCCGTGTTGAACGTCCGTCGATAGGAAAGTTTTAAATCTTCAATTTTCTTCACTGCTCAAGCCCACCTACAGCCTTAACCAGTGGCGCAACCTGACCTGCCGCCTCAGCCGACATCATCTGCTGCTCCATAGCCTGCTGCTCTTGTGCCGCCTGCGCCTGCTGCCTACGGATACGCGCAACCTCATCGTCGCTGCGGATCACACGCGCAGGAATGCCAGTGACCTCAACTAAGTACTGCACAAGCTTGTCGCTGTCCAAGTAATCCATGACAGGCGCAATCTCAGCAACCTGCATCATGACCTCGAACCCGCGCAGCATAGACTGCAAGTCAGTCAGCTTCTGCGCCTTTGCCAGTGGGCTTACGTACTCAATGTCAATGTCCTGACCTTGTAGTTGCTCAGGAGCGGCTGGGAGTAGTCCGTTCCTGAGCAGCAGCGCAAAGGAGCGGGAAATAAGAGGCTGCAACAACTCGGACTGCAACCGTCCGAGTACAGGCCCGAGCAACCGCATCTTCTCTTCATTGCGCTGCAACACTTCAGTCGCTGTCATCGCTGGGCCTTGTGACATCAACAACTGATCTACATAGAATGCCTGACGGATCGCATTGCGCCGTTGCTCTTCCATGTTCAAACCTAGTGGATTGTTCGCGCCGATCTGCAACGGCTCCAAACGATCCCGTGTACCCGTGCGATAGAAGTTCAACGCACCTGGCGTTGTGCGCACTGGCAAAACAAATCCATCATCAGGAACCATCAACGGCGGGTCAATCTGTTTCTGCGCTGCGCGGATCGTCGTTTCAGACATCTTGTTGACCATCTTAACGTCAGGCAATGCATTCATCGCAGGCGAACGCCCATAAGTGCTTACGCTATCCTTGACAAAGCGCGGCACC